CGCTGGAAGGCTGTTGCAAGAACACACCATGAACATCGAACATCAGGACAATCAGGCCGACAATCTAAACATCAGACACCTGGCTGTTGACATTCTGGACTTCAGTGAAGTCAATCCATTCGGCGAAGTTATATGATCAATCAGACCTATTACCACGGTATTACCCGCAAGGCCATTATTGCCTTTGGCGTAATGTTCAACAATCTGCATATTCGCCGTCGTGATGCCAGCGGTAATCTCATACAGAGTTTAAGAGTACCCCTGGCCTATGCAGCTAAAAACAAGATGCTGGCACGTATTGCTGCTCTACCCGATCCCGAAGCTCGCCAGGCTCAGGTTATTTTACCGCGCATGAGCTTTGAAGTCATATCCTTTGAATATGACGGTCAGCGCAAGATCAATGTCTATAACAAAACAGCAAGCACTGTCAATCAGACATCGGCTAAACGTGTATATGGTCCAGTGCCCTATAACCTTACTGTGAACTTGTATGCCTATGCAAAAAATCAGGACGACGGCCTGCAGATCTTTGAACAGATTGTACCAGCCTTCAATCCCGACTTCAATGTTAGTGTAAACTACATACCCAGCATGGGCATTAAACATGACCTGCCCATCATCCTCAACAGTGTGACCTTTGACGATGCCTATGAAGGCGATCTTGCCACCAGCAGAATGATTATCTGGACCTTTACCTTTACTCTGAAGTTGTATTACTATGGTCCAGTAGAAACCGAAAGCATTATTCGCCAGGCCATTGCCAGTGTATTTGACAATCCGGATCTGAATAATCTAACCGATAAATACACAGTAGCGACCAATCCAGGCGACGCCCTACCAGGCTCGACCTTTGATTTTGTTCAAACCAACGGATAATTAAAACATGGCTTACCAACCAATTAATCTAGGAACACCCAATAACAACGACGGCGACTCGTTGTTTGCCGGCGGCACAAAAATCAATGCCAACTTTTCCGAGCTCTATGTTGCCTTGTCGGGAAGCAGCAGTAACACGCTAAGGATTGATCTTAGTTCAAATACTGTGAAAGGCAATGTTTTGCGCTGGAGTGACAGTTTGGGCAAATTTGTGGCTGGTAGTTCCACCAGCCTGCGCTCCTTGGGCGCCAATGCCAGCAGCTATGTCACCATCACCAACAACGCCGGATATGCCGGTGTAGAAAACGAAATCAGCGGACTGACCGACGCTCTATTGTTGTTGCTCAACGGCCGTGGCATGTTTAGTTTGGGTGCCACTGGCGCCAGCATTACTGCAACCCGCGGTGCCTTTGAAATGGGCCTGGGCAATGCCAACGTAACTAGCCTGAGCGTCTATACCACTGGTGTGGTTGTACGCGGCTTATATGGTTTAGAAGTATATCGGGCAGTTGGTGTTGATACTGCAGCCTATACCAAAATGATGGATACCCAGACATCAGGCATGGTGTTGTATCGTACTCCAATCATTGATACCAGCACCATGGCAGCCGCAGTCTTGGCTGGCACTGACAGCAGCAACGCCATTGCGCATACTGGTTTTGTAAAATATAATTTACAGTTTAAAACCGATAGCAGTACTACCATGACAGCCAGCACTGGCCTGCAGGGCGGCGGTAACCTTACCAGCAACCGTGCCTTCAACGTCAACCCCTATTTCTTCCCCAACATGTGTGAAGGATTGTTGTACAGCTATGATGCGGTAAACAACAGAATCACCGTAACACCGGGCGCAGCCACTCATTATAGCTACTCTACCACTGGTGCCACCATTGTAACCACCAGTACTGTGAGCATGGTTAGCCTGACCACCAGCATTACCAAAACCTGGACCACAGGCTGGACACTGAGTGTCAATGCACCCTACAGCAGCAGCATTGGCGCCATTGCTGGTACACAGAGTTTTGATACCTGGTATTATGTGTATTTGATTGCACAGACTGCCACGGGTACACCAGACTTTATTGTCAGTGCCAACCGAGACATTGTCTCGGTACAGACTCAGATTGCAGCCACCACCAGCGTAGCCGTTGAAGTTATTCGACGTCTGGGTCCGCTGAAGACAGTGGTTAGCAGTTCTGCAGTTGGTTATACTGGTAACCTGACTACATTCACAACACCAGTGCCAGTAGGCTTTACTGTAGAAAGATTGGACCAGGCCACACTCCGTTATAACTGGGGCTTGTATAACTTCCAGCGTAACGCACAGAGCAGCATTACCAGCGTGGCCTTTGTGTATGCTGCGGATACTGCCATGGCAGTTACCATTACCAGCACAGCAATATTGCAGATCTATCATCAGACCAGCAACACAGCTCTGGCTGGCTACAACAGCAGTGTATTGACCAGTGTTCCGCCTTTGCCGGGCGTCAAGGCTCGCATGGATGTCTATCATTACATTACTCCCAACCCCTGGGGAGCAACTGGACAGGCACCACAGTGCTTCATGTATGGCGAAGCCTGGGTTAGCAGCGGCGTTACAACAACTCCGCCCTGGGATTCACATCGCATGGCAATCTGGCAAACTGGTGGTCCTAACATGCCAACGGCTAGCGCCAGAACTCTGCTAAGTATGTCGCCAGACTCAAGTTTTATTTCTGATGCACAGTTAAGCACAGCCTTTACCAGTACTGGGGCAAGAATTCGTTTCCTACTACAGCGTCAGGATGTTGGCGGTGGTGCACCTGCGGCTACAAACTTGAGCAGCACCCTGCTGACCTTTAACGTATCGGGCTTCGATGTTACAAGATAAAACCACCTTTGCCGCTCTGGACAGTAAATTTGGCACGGATAAAACCCTGCCAGTGGTTCAGGCTGAAGGCCAGGTAATGGTGGAAGACGATTTTGAACAGGCCCGGGGTGCACTTAAACGATTGATTGACAAAGGCGAGACTGCTCTGGACGACATGATGAACATTGCACGTCAGAGTGATCATCCCCGTGCCTTTGAAGTTACTGGCCAATTGATTAAAACCGTGGCCGAGACAGCCAAAGATCTGTTGGCACTGCAGAAGGCCAAGCGTGAACTGCAGACACCCGAAGAACAAAAGACACAGCAGATTGGTACACAGAACAACATAGTATTTGCCGGGTCCACCAATGAGCTACTCAAGGCCCTGCGTGCTAAAAATGAGACAATAATCGATGCTGTTCCGACAGAAAAAACCCAGCTATAATGGCAATAGCCGGCTTAAACAGCTGGGATTTTCCATTGACTATGAAATCTGGCAATTAGAAGAAATTGTCAAGTGTCAAAACGATCCCATTTATTTCATTGAGACCTACTGCAAGATTGTAAGTCTGGATCATGGTCTGGTGCCATTTAAACTCTATGACTGTCAAAAGAATAAAGTCAATGTTATTTTAAATAACCGCAAGGTTATCCTGATGGAGGGTCGTCAGCAGGGCAAGACCATTACCAGTGCTGCCTGCATTCTGTGGTACACGCTATTTCAAGAATCAAAGACAGTAGCCATACTTGCCAACAAGGCAGCAGCCGCTCGTGAAGTCATGAGTCGATATCAGGGCATGTATGAAAATCTTCCACTGTGGTTACAACAGGGTATCAAAGAATGGAACAAAGGTTCGATAGAATTAGAGAACGGGAGCAAGGTATTTACCGCAGCCACCGCTGCATCTGGTATTCGTGGTAAATCCGTAAACTGGTTGTACATTGATGAAGCAGCCATCATCCCCAACAACATAGCCGAAGAGTTCTTTACAGCCACCTATCCAACTATCATGGCCGGTGAAACCACCAAGGTGCTGATGTCATCAACTCCTCTGGGCTACAATCATTTCTGGAAGTTCTGGAACGATGCCGAACAGGGAATCAACGATTTTATCAATCTGTACATTCCCTATACCGACATTCCTGGCCGTGATGAGAAGTGGGCAGCTGAGCAGCGCGCGGTGCTGGGCGACGTTAAATTTACACAGGAGGTGTTGTGCAACTTCCTGGGTTCCAGCTACACTCTGCTCAATGCCGAGACCTTGAGCAAATTCAGTCCCAAGCAGTACATATATTCGCACAACAAACTCGATGTTCTGGAAGAACCAGTGCGCGGCGAAAAGAATGTCGAAGGCAAGGTGGTGCGCAACGATAACATCTACATCATTGTGGTGGATACTGCGCGCGGGGTAGGCGGAGATTACAGTGCTTTTGTAGTGGTTGATATAACTACCAGCCCCTATCGAGTGGTTGCCAAGTATCGGGACAATCGCATCAGCCCATTGTTGTATCCAACCATGATTCATACAGTAGCTCGCAACTACAACAATGCCTATATCCTGGTGGAAATCAACGACAATGGGCAGCAAATCGCCGACATCCTGTATGGCGAACTAGAGTATGAAAACATGTTGTTCGTCAATCGCGATGGCACCAAAGGTCAGGTTGTCAGCGGCGGTTTTGGCGGACGCACCACTCAGCCGGGCGTGCGCACCGATAAAAAGGTCAAACGCGTTGGCTGTAGCCAGCTTAAAACACTGGTGGAAGCACAGAGATTGCTGGTCTGGGACAAGGATATCATTTCTGAATTCTCAACCTTTGTGGAAGTTAAAGATAGCTATGCTGCCGATGAAGGATACCACGATGACCTGGTTATGCCACTGGTGTTGTTTGGATGGCTGACAACCAACCCATATTTTCGCGATCTTACCAACATGAATTTACGTGAAACCATGTACGAATCACAGATTCGAACCATAGAAGACGAGCTGACGCCCTTTGGTTTCATCGACGATGGAACCGAGTCAGTCAAACAAGAACAATTCCTCGAAGGGGGAGATCTTTGGACTGTTCAAAAGCCCGGGTCAAACTGGCTCTAAATAGGGTATCTTATAAATAAATGGATACCAGAATTGATTTACTCTTGAACGGTTTAATATAAGGAGAATAAGATGGCATTCCAAGTTTCGCCTAACGTACTTATCCAAGAACGCGACGTTAGCCTGTTTGTCCCAGCGATTGCAACCACAGCCGGCGCTTTTGTCGGTAGTTTCAATTGGGGTCCAGCAGAGCAATACATCACAGTGGATTCAGAAAAAGCATTGGCCAATGTCTTCGGCAAGCCCGACGACAATAATTTTAAATACTGGTTTACAGCAGCTAACTTCCTAGCCTACGGCAACAACCTCCAGGTTGACCGTGTGGTTGGTACTACTGCAGTAAACTCCGCAGCCGCAACCAGCAACGGTGTTCAGGTCAAGAACAATGACCACTACATTGGCGCCCTGGGTTACAGCGCACCCAACCTATCGGGCACAGAATTTGTGGCTCGTTATCCAGGCGTGCTTGGTGACTCTCTTAAAGTCAGCATGTGCGACTACAACAGTTATAGTTTTGCTGTTACTATTAGCTCAGTTACCACTACTGGCGCAACAGTTTCTTCGTTGACTCGCCCAGTTGCCAAGGGCAGCTTCATTGAAGCCACCATCAGCGGCACCATATTCCGCTTTCAGGTAACTGCAGATGCAGCATTGAGCGCAACCACCATTGCCTTCCAAAACGACACCGGTGCTAGCACCAGCGTTGGCAATACAGCTACTGTGTTGTGGGAGTTCTGGCAGAACGTTACCAATCGTCCAAGCAACACCCGTGCAGCTCTGAGCAAGGCCAGTGCTAGCAGCAACGCCACCATCTATGATGAACTGGTGGTTGTGGTGGTTGACGAAGATGGTAAAATTGCTGGTGCACCAAACACCGTATTAGAAGTACACGAAGGACTTAGCAAAGGTACCGACGCATTCAATGCCGCAGGTAGCCTGGCCTATTACAAAGAATACATCAACGCTAATTCAGCTTGGATTCGTTGGGGTTCACATACCACCCTGTATACCAGCAGCTCCGCACAGAGCCTGGCTTGGGGTCAACCATTGCCTGGTCAAGGTGCCGCTGGTTTCAATGTTATGAGCCAAGTTGATACCCGCAGTTTCAGCGGCGGTCTAGACGGTACACCAACCGATGGTTTAATGCAGCTGGAATATGCCAAGTTAACCAATGCTGAACTGTATGATGTTAGCCTAATCCCAGTTGTAGGTAT